AATTTTCCTTCAAGCATGTTAGAAGAGGAAACGGAAAGAATTCAAGAAATGGATTTCGAAGAATTGGAAGAGGATGGATGGCAATTATATGATACTGAAACTATCTTTACAAGCCCTCTTAAATTAACAGACGAGAACGGAAATGAATGGAGAGGAGATGAATAATGGCTGAAGAAACAAAACCTGAAGTAAAACAAAAAAGAAAACCTGTACAGATATCATCAGCAGTTACAAATACAGGGCAAGTTATTTTATTTGCTATCTGCGATGATGGAACAATTTGGCAAACACGACCATTGCTAGATGAATACAATTGGACACAAGTTCGTAAATTAGGATAAATTATGAAAAATATAGTTGAACAACTTCGTGATTATGGTAGTTATATTCGAGATCCAAAAATGGATGGGTTCACTCAATTTAGTGCAAAACAAAAATTATATAAAATTTTATGGGAAACTCAGAGACAAATAGATATGTGCCCCAAATTTGTAGGCGAAAAAGAATGGGTCGAACAGAATAATTGTGCGATGCAACATAAATAAGAGCATAGGCTTTTTTAAGGAGATAGCCATGCTTAGTAAAGAAAACAAAGAAAAAATGAAGACTTTCTCTATGTCATTAATCGATGTACAAGAGAAATCGACAAAGGATTTAGTTTCTGCATTTGATAAATTGGTCGGTCCAGATTTTGCTACATACACATGGGCACTCAATTACATGAACGGGCTTTATTTCACTAATGCAAGAAAAGTCGTACAAGAATTCGAAAACTTCTCTTTTGGGACACATAAAGAGTAATTTAGTATCTTTCCGGCCGGTCCTCAGGAACGGCTGGATTATTAAATTTTCCATTTATGATAATAAGAATATTTTATTAATGATAGTGTCTAAATATACCGCAGAAACCATGATTAAATATTTCACAGAAGAGAAAGAAGCGGTCGATTATATCAATTTTATAGTCTCGCGTGAGCCAAAAGAATATATTAATAAATAAGGTTATCAAATGGCAACTACACTTAGCGCAAATAATGTATTAGGAATTTTTAGCGATTCGCCATTCGTTAGAACATCTCCTAATGTTGCAGCCACTATTACACTTAATAATACTTATAACACAATGAGTATAGGACCTGTAACAATCAACAGTGGTGTTACTGTAACAGTAGCGACAGGTGCTACTTGGGTTGTAGTATAAATATACTATTAAATAGGAGAATTAAATGGCAGATGTAACAAAAAGGGCAGTTTTTAAAAACGATCAGGGAGGAATTTCCGTTGTAGTTCCTTCACCCGGTTTAGATTTATCGATGTTAGAAGTTGCTCAACGGGTTGTTCCTGCTGGTCAACCATTTTGGATCATTAATGTAACAGATCAACCTAACGACAGAACTTTTAGAAATGCATGGGAAATAGATGAAGCAGAAATGGGCAATCCATCAGGTTATGGACAAGGAGGTTAATTATGATTAAGGTTAATATGACCAAAGCGGTCGAAATAAAAAAAGAAATGGTTCGACAAGAAAGAGCACCTCTTCTTGCTCAATTGGATGTTGAATTTATGAGAGCAGTAGAAGCTGGAGATACCGCAAAACAAGCAGAGATCGCCACGAAAAAACAAGCATTGAGAGATGCAACTAAAGATCCTATAATTCTAAATGCGACAACACCAGAAGAACTAAAAGCTGCTGTACCGGATGCCTTAAAATAAATGAGTACCCTTAGAGTCACAACAATCCAAAACTTGTCTGCGGTAGCAAGTTATGCCGCTCAAGCATGGGTTAATTTTAATGGAACTGGAGTTCCTTCAATTTTGGGGCAAGGAAATGTCTCAAGTATTACAGACAATGGAGTGGCGGACTATACTGTAAACTTTACTACTGCATTAGCGGACGCAAACTACGCAGCAGTATTAGGTGCAGGTTATGCTTCAAACACCGACAATGCTATAAAATTTCAAGGAGCAGCATTTACAACATCAAGTTGCAGGATAGTAAATGTTGGAACATCTTATGCTGAGGCGACCATAAATTGTTTGGTTGTATTCCGATAGTATGTGTGAAAAAAAAATTAGGATTTAAATATGTCAACTTTAAGACTGACCACATTACAAACTCTCACTGGCGTTGAAGTATTTACGGCAAAGGCATGGGTTAATTTTGATGGCACTAATACAGTTTCAATTCGTGGAAGCGGAAACGTTACGAGCATTACGGATAATGGAACTGGATATTATACAGTAAACATGACGAATGCTTTAGCTGATGCAAATTATTCTTTTACCGGAGCGTCCGGAGGCCTTAATTCCTCATCTAATGGTGCTGTATATTCCTACGATCAGTTGTATACAAAAACAACGACCGCGTTTGCTATTGCCGTTTTGAATGTCAGTGGCTCACCCGTCGATACTCCGCACATAATGGTCACCGTACACCGCTAATTTATAAAAGGTTTTAATAATGTCAACTTTAAGAATATCAACCTTTTCAAATTTATCCGGTTCTTCATCTACAAGTGCCGATACTATTATTAAAGGTAATGTAAAAGCATGGGTTAATTTTAATGGAACAGGCGTTCTTGCTATACGCACATTTTATAATGTTGCAACTATTACGGATAATGGAACCGGTGATTATACAATTAATTTATCAAATCCTTTAACTGATGCAAATTATGCCTTTGTTATGCAAACTGGAGGAACATCAAGTGCTTACACTTGGAGAACGGTTGAGGATTTAACTGCACGAACTGCAAGTTCTATTAGAGTTTATACAGTCAATAGTGTCGGCGGCCTTTTAGACCCAGCACAAGTTGGTGCTGCTTTCTTCCGTTAAAAATTATGAATAACGTATTGTACACACTTTTAAAATGACAACATTAAGAGTAACAACATTATCCAATCTTGATGGAACTTATACAGCAACTTCTGATGCACTTATTAGTGGTTCTGCGAAAGCATGGGTTAATTTTAATGGAATGGGTGTAGTAGAAATACGAGTACAACATAATGTTTTTAGTATTACCGACAATGGTACTGGTGATTACTCCATTAATTTAACAAATTCATTAACTGATGAAAACTTTTCCTTCCTTATGTGTACTGGAGGTAGCAGTAATTCTTATCGTTGGCGAACAGTTGAGGATCTTCCGGATCCAAGAAAACCTAATTATATAAGAGTATACACCGTACCTTTCGATTTTGTCGGCAATTTAGATGCTGCTGTGATAAGTGCAATTTTCTTTAGGTAATAGGATTAATGTATGACAACAACAATATCCTCCGACAATGTGGTAGTAAAAGGTTCGAATTTAGGAAGTGATTTCAGAACCACCAGAAACGTTATCCATAACGGGGATTTTCGTGTAAATCAAAGAGCGCAATCAAGTTATCTACAAGGCACTATGACTTTGGATAGATGGTATAGCAGTGCGAATTATGGAACTCAATATATTAGTCAGCAAACGACAACATCTTTTCCTGGTTATTTTCTTAGGGCTAGCACCACGGGCGCTGCGGCCGTAAGCGCAACTTCTTTTAATTGGATAGCAGCCCAACAACTTGAAGGTAATGACTTGGCAACATTAGGTTTGGGCACCTATGTTTCCAATGCAAAGTATATTACTGTTAGTTTTTGGGTGAGAAGTTCTCTTACAGGAACATCAAGCGTTATGATTGGAGTAAGAAATTCTTCAGGCACATGGTATTATTCGTATAGATCATACAGCATATCAACTGCTAATAAATGGGAATATAAATCTGTAACTTTCAACGTTTCTTCCAATGTAAATTGCCCTGCTCCGACATATGATAACAATTTCTCCTTTGGTATTTGGTTTGTTGGTGGCATTGGTTCGAATTATTATAGTGCAACAGAGAATACGTTCACAACAACAGTTTATGCGGGAACAGCATCAAATGTTAATTTTACCGGAACACTTAATGCAACTTTCGATTTAGCAAGAGTGCAAGTCGAAGCGGGTTCTTATCCAACACAATTTGAATTTATTCCTATTGCTCAAGAACTTGAACGTTGTATGAGATATTACCAAAAAAGTTATGCCCTTGGTACTCAAGTAGGAACAGGAACTTTTGATGGTGCATATGGTCATACTTGGACCGCGCAACGACCAAATTACTATGCATCATTTGGATTTTGGTATACAATCCCATTACAAACTAGAATGAGAACAGCCCCAACAGTAGGATTATGGGCACCTAATAGCGGCACCGGGTCGCGTTTCTCTATTGATACGGGATCATATGTTGACGGATTAGCATACACAAATGCTATAAGTGATTCAGCAATTCAAGTATATTCACAAAATCCTGCTGATTACGGTAAATCAGGTGTTCAACAATTTTATGGAGGATATATCCATTATCGTGCAACTTGTGATGCTGCATCCTCTTAATTAAAGGAAGAATTTAAATGCCTGTAACTTTAACAGCAAATGGTGGTATAATATTTGATCCGGGAAATAATTATCCAGTAACATCTCTTGGATCCGATTCTAGCCCATACAGAAATAGAGTTTCCAATGGCAACATGGTGTTATCACAAAGAGCAGTTGATAATATAACAACTCATCCTAGCACATCAGCCGGAGCTTCAGAAAAACATTATGCTGCTGATAGATTTGCAGCTCTTTGTTATTATGCGTCTGCATCAAATGTAATAAATTATAGAAGAACAACTGGAACAACCTTACAAACTCCAGAAGGTCATACTTCTTATATCAGAATAACAAATGCTACAAATACAGCATTAGGATCAACAGATTATGCTGGAATACAGACTTCAATTGAAGGATACGATTTTTATGATTCCTTTTTCGGTGGAGTTTATGGAGTTCCTTTTGTATTATCATTTTGGGTTAGATCGACAGTTGCAGGAAATTATTGTGTTGCATTTAGAAATGGAACAGCCGCGCGTGCATATGTTACACATTATAATATTGCATCAGCAAATACCTGGCAAAAGGTCTATATTCCTGTTCCTCCCTGTGGTGATGGCACATGGAGTAATAGCACCTTGTTTGGAATGAATATATTTTGGGGCTTGTCTGCTGGAAGTTCATACGTTGTACCTTCTGGATCCGAATCAGTATGGCTTTCTGGAAATTATCTTACAAATCAGTATCAAACGAACTTCATAAATCAAACAGCAGGGCAAACATTCGACCTCACCGGAGTTTGTTTGGAAAGAGCACCACAATCAGCATTAGCTGCATATGTGTTGAGAAATACTACTATAGCAGCAAACGGTACTACTGGGTTAACTCTTCTGCAAAGCGGCGATTTTGATGATACATTTTTCACAGTAAGTTTACCATTTGCAATTAATTTGTTTGGTTATACAGCAAGTACACTTTATGTTAGTACAAATGGATATCTTGGAGTAGATCCAGCGGGCGCCTGGGGTAGTATTGGTACGGCACTCGTTGCTAATACTCCTGCGGTTGCACATGTCGGGTTCTTTAAAGCTGATAAAAGACTGTTGACCTTGTATGGAGGTTCGCGAACAATCACTCAACAAGATGGTTCGAGTTTAAGTGCCTATGTATTGCGTTGGGAAGGGTATAATTATGGTGGAAGTAGTGCCAATAAAACTATTGTTGAATTTACTTTCTATAGCACTTCGGTTCAATATGAGAATTTTTCTTTCTTTGATGTTTTATATACAACGAATGCAAATGGAACAACATATGTTGAATTAAATCCTGGGCACACCAACGGCGCCGCGACGGGTGCATATGCCAGAGAAATTAACACTGGCACATTAGGATATAGATGCTATACGAAAGCTTTTACTGCTGTACGAGGAACAGATGTCGTAAATGCACCAGGAGTTTGGTGGAATGAAGGAACTACTCCTTATCATTATGCATGGAAAACAACATCATTATTAACAGGATCAGACTCTATTCAATATACCCTAGGTGTTTCATCAGGAACATCTAAGATCGATTCGGGAATCGATCATCTTAGATGTTTAAGATATTTTGAGAAAACTGCTGATGAGAGCTATGTTATTCCTCCCTCAGGGAACGGAGCATCTATTGGAGGAAATTACGGAATTTATTATAGATATAAAGTTGCTTGCACAACAACATCGTACATACCGTTACTATATTTTCCAAAAAGAATTGCGCCAGCAATTACTACCTTTTCGGCTGGTGGAAGTCGAGGATATGTAACATTAGATAATGGAGGTCAAGCAGTCGTTAGTTATACATTTAATATAGCCGAGAGATCCTGCTTAACTAGAGTAGATTATAGCACTGGTATTTCTCATTATGGTTATTATGGTGCTGCTGCAATAGATGCGGACGCATAGTTAAGGAACAATACAAATGTCGATTCACATCTCAGACAATTACATAGGATATTCTAACGGTGGAACACTCTCTCCTCTTTTTTATGGAAGATATGCCAATCAAAATAATTATTTTCCTCTTAGAAATAGAATAATCAATGGTAATTTTATAGTAAATCAAATTTCACCAACAATAACTCCTGTAAATGTAACAACAAGATATTTTACTATTGATCGTTGGTGGACATTAGGTACAGTTGGAAGCAAATTCTCTACACAGGTAGTTGCGGACGGTCCTACTCCAACTACAGTATACTATAGCTCCCGCCGAGGTGGAAATATTTATCCGGGTACAGCAATTAATACTTGTGTTGAAATAAAATCTCTTGCTTCAACAACATTAGGTGCTACAGATTCCTATACTTTTGGGCAGAATATTGAGGGTAGACATATTGCTGATATGCAATTTGGAACGAATACGAATTTGAATTATATTATGCTTTCATTTTGGTCTAAAGCTTCACAAACAGGATCATATTCGGTGTGTTTACAAAATAGCGCACAAAATAGAAGAAATCATCAATTATTTACAATTGGAACAGCGAATTCATGGGAATATCAAGAGTTATGGTTTACTGTTGATCAATCCGGTACCTGGCTAAATGATATCAATACTGGTTTAAGAGTGGTATTTAATTTAGGTGCTGGAACATCTAATAGAGGAACGACCGCTTATAATACTTGGGCAACAACATCGACAGAACTTGCTAGTAGCAGTATTACATCGATTCATTTAGTCAATACATTAAATGCAACTCTGAGACTAACGGGAATACAAGTAGAACTTGTTCAAGGTGGTGCTCAATCAAGATTAATGGCTTCTCCTTTTGAGACTAGAGGATTTCAACAAGAATTGGATTTATGTAAAAGGTATTTTCAGAAAAGTTGGGCTTATGGGACAGATCCTGGAACACAAACGACATATGGAATGCGTTTGCACACAGATTTGCAATTAAGTAGTGTTCAACATTATCAACTATGGAGATGGCCTGTTCCAATGCGAGCAGCACCCACGGTTCAAGTTTATGGTTATGCTTCTCCTGGTAATGCAGGTTATTGTTATGCATGGGGAAATTCTATTAGTGGTTTAGGAGATTATACAGCCAGTACGGCAGGAGTTAGTCGATATGGTGCGATGTTTTACATGACGGCCAGTGTTACTCACACTATGACAGGATATCATTTTAAAGCGGATGCTGAACCGACATAATAAGAGAGGAAAAAATGTACAAATTAGTTAATAGCCCAATGGGTGGAATAGGGTGTATATTACGTTTGAGTGATAATGCTAATATTCCATTGAGTGAAGAAAATGCTGATTATCAAATATATTTAAAATGGGTTGAAGGGTATGAATATAATGGTGTAGAGTATATTAAGGTTTCTGATGGAAATACTCCGGAGCCAGCCGATCCTATTCCTGAGGCCGAACCACCGGTTAATGATGTTGAAACTTTACAAAGATTATTGAGATTATTGGAGCAACAAACAAGTAACACATCGAGTTCTGGAAATGTCTAACATAGCATATTGGAAAAAAGTTGATATATTAAATTTTCAAAGACATGCTAGGGATTTTTATGAATATTTTCATTTAAATCCTGGAAAATTTAATCGATTGAATACTTTTTGGAATGCCTTCAAACCTGAATTTTATGGTGATTATTTTTCTTCTCATCAAGAATTTGATACCGAACTCAAAAAATATGGTACGGTAAAAGAAATAACGATGTTAATTATTTTAACAAATCGTTCGAATTTACATTCCGATCATACTACAGGATTAAATAGTGGTGTGAATGTTAGATTAAATATTCCTATACTTAATTGTGAAAATTCTGTTACTTGTTTTTATGAAATGCCGGAGGAGCATGTGAATGATTACACATTAACGGATGGTGGTACAAAAGTTTGGAATATTGAGTTAATTAAAACGGTTGATCCGGTGACTTGTTTTCAATTAACGAGCCCGACATTATTAA